GGCTGAGATGGGGGGGATGGAGGGGATGGGAAGTGCTGAGCAATGAAGTTGGGGTCTAATGCAGGATGTGCTTTTGGGGGGCTCTCCTTCTCTGGCTCATTAAACGCCAACTTCCATCCGCTGAGATCCCCGGTGTATTGTAAGACGTCGAAGTACTTATCCCCCAGCTCGCACCGGTTTTCCCAGCTCAGATCGAATTCGCCCTTCCTGCGAATTCTGCACACCAGCCAGCTGGGTGAAGGGTATCCTATTGCGAGGTCAAGTTCCCCTAACACCTCCTTTCTCCACAGCTTCAGCGACTTGGATGCCACAATCCCATGGGGCTTTCGCGCTGTGATAGATTCCCCAGTCTTCCGGTTGACCAGAGTGGGATCGAGGCCTGGACCCTCCATTTCAAATGGCGCTTGAGTCCCCCCTGTAGGATACTTGCTCATGAGGTAGGTGCGCCGGACCTGCAGGAAATACCGCCATCCCTCAATTATAGGCGACAGGTCCATATTAATGGCCATAGATAGCCTCCTGATCTCGTCCATGCTCAATCCTGGAAGGTGGATTGTGGGAAATGCGATGTGGACGTAAAAGACTACCTCTTTGGGCCAGGTTACCCGGGTTGCACGGGATTCCTCACTATGGCAAGTAGTACGCTGACCGGGGTATCCCATAGTGGCATAAATGCTTGCCTTTTCCGGCAACGTAAAGTGAGGAGGTAGTTGGTTTCCGAGTGCCCGGGAAACTAAGGCTGTGGAGGTGACAAAATTTGATCCATTATTGAACTTGGACTCGGTCTTCCCTTTGGGGTATAACCACACCGATCTTGTTCCATCCACGCGAAGGTAACGGTCAACCGTTACTGTAGTGCTTGTGTCATCCCTTACTATCTTCCCGGAGGAATTTGGGAAAATTCCGGGCATTTGCAACCGCAGGGTAGCCACCCTGCCGTCTCGGTCAGTTTGGAGAAAGTCTGCGACAGTTGGGGTGCACCACAACTCCTGGATCACCTCGTCGGGGGATAAGAGTTTGCAGACGGCTGCTAAATCTCGGGTATAAAGCACTACATCCTTCTGGTGTATCCATGAGTTCCACTGATCTAGACCATAGGCCGTGAGTCCTGGGTGTTGTCTAGTGAGAGAAGTCTTAATCAGAGCCATTTTGTCAGAGGTGACGTGTGAGACTACAAGAGATTCGGCATAAGGGAATAGCCAATAGACCTTCTCTGGGATCTTCAGTGATGATTGAACCCATTTTTGTTTGCCAGGCCATTCTGAAGAAAAATTGGCGTGGCTGCACTGGTATAGCATTGCTGTAAGAATAAGACAGATAGATAAGCAATAGAT